TCTCAGTGCAGGAAACCCGGCGCTGATAGGTGGCCACGTCTGCGGTGCCGACGTCGAACCGGCGGCCGATGAGCGAAGGGTCGGTCGCAGCGGAGAGGATGGTGAGTATCTGGTCTTCGGTGGGGCACACGGCGAGGGGCAGCTTCACCACGAGCCGGGACAGGGTCACTTCCTGCCCACCGACCATCGCGGTGCGCGGCTGGTTGCCGTCCACTGTCACGCGGCATGGGATTGCGTCCAAGCCCAGATAGCTCCAGGCGATCTGGCCCGGCTGCCGGGTCTCGCCCACCCATGAGTCAGCGCCACGGATCTCGCACCGGTCCCACATCATCGACTCGGCCTGGGCGCGGAGCTCGGGCAGTGCCTGGGCGATGTCGTCGCCAAGCATCAGGCCTCAAATCCAACGCTGAACGCGTCGCCAGCCACGGCGGGGAAGAGCATGTCCCACCAGACCTCGATGATCTCGATCTGCCCGGTGGCGGACTCGTAGCGGCGGGTGGTCTGCGCGTCGTCGACCTGCACCTGCACCTGCGTGGCGTCGTCAGGACGCTTCACTCGGGCTGCGACGGCCTCGGTGACGACCATTGCGAGGATGCCCTGATCGAGCGCGTTCAGCGTCGTCCCCTCCCGGACGGCACGGGCGCCGATGATCGTTTCAGCCTGCAGGATCCAGGCCTCCGCCTGCGACCTTTGCAGGTCGGTGAAGGTGCGGCCCAAGGTTGTCTGGACATCGTTGGAACTCGCCATGAGCCGCACCCCTTCTTCAGTTGTTGATCAGCCGATGAAGCCGATGGCCCGGAGGTGGGCCACCGACTTTTCGTCGTACTTGTCGAGCTCGACCACGTCGCCCTTGCTCAGCATCTTGACCTCGTGGGTCTTGAGCGTTGCGTGGGCGAACATGGCCAGGACCGTGAGCCGCTCGGGCTCGTCGGACTTCGCTTCCTCGACCGGAACGGCCTCGGGCTCGATGTCCGTCAGGTCCGGCACCGGTGTGGGGTCCACGACCGGCTTGCTCACGGCCCGGGCCATCAGGCGACCGCGCTGATCTTGTAGCCGGCCAGCGGGTCGGTGACGGCCGCGGCGAAGTTGACCCGGGCGCGCAGGCGCCACGCGTCGGAGTTCTCGTCGCGGATCGACTTGGACTCCACCAGGTCACCGGCCGGCAGGTAGCCGCCGCCCAGGTCCTCCTTGGCGATGAAGCCGAGGTTGGTGGTGTCGAGCACCCATGCGGCGGTGCCGTCGGCGCCGGGCATGTTGGAGATCGGGACGTGGATCACGTCGAGACCTGCGAGGTTGACGAACCGCCCGGTGTAGACAGGGTTGTTCATGTTCTCGCGTGCGAACAGCGCGGCCAGCCCCTTGTTGGAGGCCATCCACGCCCACATGATGTCCGACACCAGCAGGGTGTCGGGCACGTAGCCGAGGTTCTGGCCGGTGACCGCTCCCTGCCCGAGCATGACGTCCAGCAGAATGCTGTCGGTCGCGGACAGGTTCCACTTGGCCAGCGCGGCGGCGGACGTGGTGACGGCGGACGAGATGGCCGAGCCGACAGCCTGATCGACGATCAGACCGCAGGAGTTGGCCAGCTTATTCAGGCCCTTGGTGACCGGGTCCATGTTGCGGCGCTTGATGTCCTCGTCGGTGACGAGGGAATCCTTGCCGAACTTGGAGACCTTCGCGACGGCGGGGGTGCCGGCGCCGGTCGTGGTCAGGGTGTACTCGGCGCCCGGGGCCACAACCTCGGGGGCGGTGTCGGCGAAGATGGACTCGCCGGCTACCTCGTAGCCGACGGCACCGCCGGTGGTGTTCGCACGTCCGCGCAGCAGGTTGCTGCCGACGTAGCGGAGGTCGGCCAGTTCACGCAGCCGACGGGCCACGAACTCCGGCTTGGACAGGAAGTACGACGCCGTGAGGTTGGTCCCCGAAACGGAGACGGTACCCGGAGGGTAAGAACTCATGTCAGGTCACTTCCTTTCAGCGGTTGAAGAGGACTCGGACGTCTGCGCCGGTGAGCGCAGTCGCGAGGGCGATGCCGAGCGGGGCGACAGCGCCGGTGGCGATGGCTCCTGCAGCTGCGGCTTGGACGACGTCACCGGCGGTGACGCCGCCGGATGCGATGCAGTGCTGCACCCCTCCGGCGTAGATCGTGACGGCGTCGTTGATCGCGGCATCGAAGCCCGCAACGCCAACGACCTTGGTGGACGCGGCAGCAGCCGGTCCGACCGTGCCCGAGCCAGTCATCTCAACGATCTGGCCGCCAGTGATGGCGGCAGATGCCTTGAGCGTGAAGCCCTGACCCGGCTTGAAGATGGGGAGGTAATCGGCCATGGCCGTACCCTCACTTTCCGGTGGTAGGTGGGTAGAACGTGTCGTATTCCTGGTCCGCAGGCGTCTGCGTGCCGGGGTGGTTGCCCTGTCCGGGGTCGGGCGGGATGATCGCCGCGATGCCCTTGAGCCTCAGGGCGAGCGCTGCACGCTGGGCGGGATCGGTCACTGCATCGAGCAGGGCGATGTCGTCATCGCTGGTGATTCCGTGGGTGCGTGCGAGCTCGTTCACCGTGGCCTTGCGGTCGGCCTGGTCGAGACGCTCGGTGAGCCTCTGGATCAGATCTTCCGGCTTCGACTGCTCAGCCCCTTCCGGGGTGAACAGCTTGTTCAGGCCGTCGAGCACCTTCATGTAGGGCTCGAGCGCCGCCAGCTGGGTTTCAGCCTTCTTGGCGCGGTCCCGTTCAGCTTCCAGCGCCTTGAGTCCGGGGGCGCGCAGGGCGTCTTCCGGCTTCGGGTCTGGCGTCTGTACCGCTGCAGGCTTGGCCGGCTCGTGAGGAACCGGTGCTGCCGGGGACGGCGTGGGGACGGGGGTGATGGGCTCGTTGGTGGGCAGGGACATGGTCTTCTCCAAATCGCTTGGATGACCCCGGACGATTCGCTCGCCGGGGAGGCATGTGGGTGGGTTACTTGGCGCCGTCGAGGAGCGCCATGAGCGCGACCTGGTCGGGGTCCAAGTTCAGCGCGCGGGCCTCCATCTGGACCATGTCGTCGCGCTCCTGCGGCGTGTAGCCCAGATCGATGCGGCCCTGCTCTGTCGGGACCAGCGGACGGCCGTCGGCGCCCTTCGTAGTGACCTTCTTCACGGCGGCATCTGTGACCTGAGCCGTGGTCGGCGTGCCGGCGTCGCGCCAGTTCGTCTCGAGCATGAGGGCGCCCTGGTCGTACGTGCCCGTGGCGAACCGGATCGCGTGCCGCATGGCCGTTTCGTAGGAGCCGCCGAAGGAGACCTGCTGGTCCTCACACTTCTTGACCATGCGTCGCTCAGACGCCCGCAGTGCGTCAGCGCTGGGCGGGTTGATCGACTCGAAGCTCATGTAGTCCGAGGGCATCCCGGACAGCTGCGAGGCGAGGCGCGCGAGGAGCTTGATGGTGTCGTGGAAGTTGGTCAGGGATGACTCGGCGAACGTGCCAACGGACACCTCGGACGGCTTCTTCTCAGTCGCCCAGAGACGGCCCTTGATGGCGGACCAGGCGTTCTTCGTGGTGCCGTCGGGGTTCTTGAAGTCGGAGGCTTTCATTCCGAACACCCACCGCCGGGGCATGGCGTGATACTCCCCGGACACCATCATGTCGGTGGCCATCTTGTTGGCGGCGTTGGCAATCGGGATGATGCTGGCGAACTCCGTGCGGCCGTCGCGGAACTTGAGCCGAGGACGGTTCACCAGCGGAACCAACGGAACCTGCTCGCTGGCCGGGACGTCCTGATCAGTGACCCAGCCGCCTTGGCCTTGACGCAAAGTGATGCGTCGGCCCGGGAGGTGGAGGGTGCGCCACTGCATGCTGCGGCGATCGTCGAGGATCTCGGTCCAGGCCTTCATGCCCTTGATGACAGCGGACGTGCGGGGGTCGCGGATCCACGCCACGTCATACGCGGACTCGGCAGTGATCACCGGCGGGTTGCTGCCCACGTTGGGGCCGATCAGCAGCGCAGCCTTCGAGAGGGCGATCGCGTCGAGTTGGGCCATGTTCGCCTGCTCGTCGAGGTTGTTCGCCTGCCACCACTGCCACAGTTCGTCGGCGCTGACGGCGGAACTGCCGCTGGACGGGTAGCGGAAGCCGGTGGCGACGAGCCTCTCGGCGTACGCGTCAGCGACCATCTGTGGCCAGTTGATGACCAGTTGCGTCACCACGTCGCCGAGGTCCTTCTCAAGC